AACAACAAAGGTAAAGGCTAGCCGTAAATCGCCTAAAAACATGATAATATATGGAGCCCCTAAAATTGGGAAAACTACAATATTATCTAAATTAGATAATTGTTTGATTATTGATTTGGAAGATGGATCAGATATGATTGATGCTTTAAAAATAAAAGCTCATAGTTTGAAAGATTTACAAGAAATTGGTACAGAAATCATGAAGCAAGGAAGACCATATAAATATATAGCAATTGATACTATTTCTAAATTAGAAGAATTATGTGAAGCAT